GAATGTAGTAGAAGTTAATTCTGATAATACATTGGGCAGTGGCAATGGAATGTATTACAACGTTCAACAAACAGTAAATGGTGTTCAATACAATGTATTGACTCAAGGCTTTAGTTCAGTGTATGTAATTGACAGATCGTCAGCTCCATTTGCATACCCACAAAAATCCGATATTCAATGGCAAATTGCTACAACTAGTTCAACTGCTATTTTGTCTGGGGCAATTATTATTGGTAAATTGATTCAAAACAATAATTCTGTAACGGGCGTTGGTACATAATGCCAAGCAAATCACCTGCTCAACATCGATTGATGGAGGCCGCCGCCCATACCAATGGTGGGTTCGGTGGCGTTCCACAAAAAGTTGGCAAAGAATTTGTGAAAGCTGACAAGGAGAAGAAGATGGCCAAAGGCGGACTTTATGCCAATATCCATGCTAAACAGGAACGGATAGCCCATGGATCAAAGGAAAAGATGAGAAAGCCAGGGGCACCAGGCGCTCCCACAGCCGAGGCATTCAAACAATCAGCCAAGACAGCAAAGCACAAAGAGGGCGGTCCTTCTTTGGCTGTTGGACGCGGTGAAAAGCTCTCTGTTGAAAAGGGAGCTGGATTGACGGCCAAAGGTAGGGCAAAATATAACCGTGAGACTGGGAGCCATTTGAAGGCACCACAGCCTCAAGGCGGCGCGAGAAAAGATTCGTTTTGTGCTAGAATGGCTCCTATCGCAGAAAAGTCTGAAAGGGGCAGTCGTGCAAGAGCATCAATGCAAAGATGGAAGTGTCCAAATTGGTGAAATTTGGAAAGACATAAAAGGTTATGAAGGCAGATACCAAGTGAGTAATTTTGGCAATGTTAAATCTTTGGCTAGGATGAGACGTGGTAGGAACGGTTCAGAAGTTCCAGTGCCTGAAATTATCATGGCCCTTACGCCAAAAAAAGATAATGGTAGAACCAAACCTTATGTTGAAGTGAGATTAAGAGATGGCGGTGTAAGAACCAAACCTTGTAAATCATTTTTGGTTCATAGATTGGTTGCAGATGCGTTTATATTTCCTTTACAAAAGGGTGATCAAGTTGATCATATAAATGGAATTCATGCAGATAATCGAGTAGAAAATTTAAGGGTAATGCATTATGTTGAACATGGAAGAATTCATCCTTTAATTGCTAATGGTCAATTGAATAAAATTGGTACAAAAGCCGCATCATCACCTGAAAGTATTGCAAAAATGATTGCTACAAAAGCATTTCTAAAAGCTAAAAAGGAAATGGCATGAGTTTTTCAGGAACGACAAGTCAGACTATTGTCAGCGTTCAAACCGTCATCGATCATGCGGTTCGTCGTTGCGGTAAATTAGCTGAAGAAACCACTTCAGAACAGCAAGTTGCCGCCAGAGAAAACTTGTATTTTCTCTTGTCCAACATGATGAACCGCGGCATTCAATACTTTGCCCTATATAAGACTGTAATCGGCCTTGTAGCGAATCAATATGAGTACTTGCTACCTGTGGGTGCCAATGACGCATTAAACGTCTTGTATCGCCAAATGGCCCAGCCTTCAGGCAATTACACATCGAGTGCAGGTGGAGTCGTTTCCAACCTGTATGACAACAACACCAACACCTATTGCCAGCAGAATTCTCCGAATGGCAACTTTGAGGTGATTTATGGGACCAATAATCCTCAGTACATTGGTTCAATCGGGTTCATGCCCTACATTGCCAACTTTGGAACGGCCACTTGGAACTACCAATTGCAGGCGTCTCTTGATGGAACAACTTGGCAAACCTTGTATACGGGCACAAATGTGGCTGTTCAAGATGGACAATGGGTGTGGCAGGACATTGACCCTGGTGCCAACGTCAGTTTTTACCGCATGGTGGCCACAAACGGCACAACTTTGGCGCTGAGAGAGCTGTATTTGGGTAATAACAGCCGTGAAATTGAGATGTCACGCCTAAATAGGGACGATTACACCAATTTACCCAACAAAAACTTTACTGCAAACCAGCCGTTTCAGTATTATTTCCAAAGAACGATCAATCAACCCACAATTACGCTGTGGCCAGTGCCAAATACGTCATTTGTCCAAGCAACCGTGTGGTATTCAGCTTATATTGAGGACGTTGGCTCGCTTTCTGGACAGTTGGCAGTGCCTCAGAGGTGGTATGAGGCTGTGATTTTCATGCTGGCTCACCGTATGAGCTTAGAGTTGCCTGCGATTGACCCAACTCGGATTGCTTATTTGGAGAAAATGGCTGACAAATTCCTCTACGACGTCGAGCAAGAGGAAAGAGACAAGTCGCCTGAGTACTTCAGCCCAAACATCAGCGTTTACACAAGGTAATCATGCCGTTATTTCTTGACACTCGCGGCTATTCAGACATCGCAATCGCAGTATGCGACCGTTGCAAGATGAAGCGCCCCCATGCGGAGTTGAGTGCGGACTTTAACTTCCCTGGCCTAAGGGTGTGTGAGCAAGGATGCAAAGACGAAAAGGACCCATATCGTTTGGCCGCCAGAAGGACTGAGCGAATTAACATTCGTTTTCCAAGACCAGACGAGGCAATACCCGTGGTGCCAGATGCAATCCAAACCACTGGCAACAATCAGTGGGATTTGTCACCTGAAAATAACACACAAACACCATCAGACAACGGAAACCTAGATACACTCAGTCCATCACCAGGGCAGTAACAACATGGCAAATGTACAGATAACCCAATTACCCCAAGCCTCTGCTCTGACTGGCACAGAGGCGGTTCCTGTCGTCCAAAATGGAGTGACGGTCCAAACAACGACTGGTGCAATTCAAGCCACTCCCGCACTCAGTTCATATACTTTTATCACTGTTGGAACTACTTCCCCCTTGGCCTCTAGCCGATATTTGGCTACAGGCACAGGCTTGGGCATCACTGATAACGGCGCACAATCTAGTATCCAAATCTCTTTGAATGGCTCATCTGCCAGCTTGGAGTCTGTTGGTTATGGGATGTTGGTCAAATCAACGGCAAATACAATTGTCAATCGCTCCATAACAGTCACTGGCAACGGTCTGTCAATCAGTAATGGTGACGGTATATCTGGCAACCCAACGCTTTCTATATCTGGTACTTTGGCCAATTTTGCTAGTACTTCAGGCACTGGATTTGTCACGATCAATGGAACGGCAGTCAGCCAAGTGACATTGGTTGGGGCATCCAATCAAATTTCTGTTTCAAACGGAAACGGATCGGGTGGGGCTCCGACGATTGGGTTGGCCAACAATCCAGTGGTACCAGGGTCCGCTAGTTTGACCTTTCCCATCGGCGGTACCTCTGCTCGACCTGCATCACCTGTCAATGGTATGTTCAGGTACAACAGCGATATTGGTCTATTTGAAGGATATGCAAACGGCGCATGGGGCGCGGTGACAACTGGCACTGGTGTTACCTCAATTGCCACTGGAACTGGCCTTACAGGTGGTCCTATTACCTCTACAGGCACCATTTCGATTGCAAATACCGCAGTGACTGCTGGTAGTTATGGTTCAGCCACTCAAGTCGGTACATTTACTGTTAACGCTCAAGGACAATTGACAGCGGCAAGCAATGTGACTGTGACTCCTGCATGGAGTTCAATCACTTCTACGCCCACAACATTGTCTGGTTATGGAATTACAGATGGCGTGTCATTAACTGGCACCCAAACGCTGACCAATAAAACCATCAGTGGTTCATCCAATACACTGAGCAATATTGGCAACAGTTCTCTGACCAACAGCACTGTTACCATTGGTACAACAAGCATAGCATTAGGCGCAACAAGCCTCACTTTGGGTGGATTGACATCGGTTGCGGTAACCCAAGACCCCACACAAGCTTTGCAATTGACGACCAAACAATACGTTGATGCCGCAATTTCAAACGTCAACTACCATGCCGCTTGTAACTATGGAACAACCGCAGATTTAGGCTCAGTAACATATAACAATGGAACATCTGGTGTTGGAGCAACAATTACTAATGCAGGAACACAAGTCGCATTGGTT